GTCACGGACCCAGGCGCACGCATCACAACAGTTTTTCTAATCTTGTTGTGAAACCTCTGCGAAAGGAAACGGGACGAAGGGGCGTGTTTTAGGACCTTTAGCCGAGGACGGCTAAACAGCCCTTTAACCGCTGCAGGGTTTCTGGCTCGAGCTATTAACTCGTCTACTCGTACGCCGCCTGGCGGACATTCTGTCTTAAGCTGACGTTGAAACATCAGCTTATACAAGAGTTCCACAGAGGCGACATCCTGCTTATCCATTAGGGGGACTAACGATAGTCCTCCATATAAATGGAGAGCGGGCAACGAAATGGACGACAAATAGGCGAACCATTGCCCCTGAAGCCGATTCGGCACAGCGGGGAAATGGGGAACATTAATGCCCCCCATTACCTCCGGTGCCCCGATGGGAAGGCCCATGTTAACGGCGGCTCTCCAAACACTCCTAAATTTAGAGTGTTTGAAGAGCCCCCGCTCACCTAGGGCCTTCCGATTCAGCTTCACACCCTGTCCCAATAACGATCCTGCGAAAGCACTTGGTAGGTTATACCAATTAACCTCCCCCTTGCTTCCGCCGGAAGGAGCCGCCCAATAGGAGAGAGGGAAAAACAACTTTTCCTTCCCCCCGACGTACGGAACCTCGCAAAATAGCCCACGCTTGGGATGGAGATAACTCTTTTTCTTAGAGATTTCACCCCCGAGCGATGCCATTGCGTCGTCATACTTGGAACGGTCAGCCGGCGTCATGTTCGGAACTAGCGCGTCGTCCCCTGTACTAATGCCAACAGTCTTTTTGACTTTGGCCATAGCATAGAAGGTAACGAGCGGTAGAACTGCCCATGAGGTCGGCTCACCCATCATAGCTCCTCTGGTCGTAATACGATTAACATAATCCGGCCCCCCCTTACAGGAGGCCGTAATATATGCTTCGTACTTCAACCTGAAGCGTTCCAAGTCTTCCATCGTAAGCGCACGACTTTTATCAGTCGAGTACTTCCCAGGCTGTTGCTGGATCGAACATGGTTTCGGTCCAAAAACAAACCCTTCTAACGATGGGGGAACCCTCGCCAGCTTGATTCCGTTCGCCGAGATGTTAACCATCTCTTCGTACGAGTCTTGATAGGGGCGGTCGTTCGGGTCCGAAGACCATTCCGGGAACCATAGATCGAAGACTAAAACTTCGTCTGCGGTCACCTCGATGGTCCGTTCCTCAGTTAACACCACCCCAGGAAGACACCGTTCGTACATCGGGAGAGGCTTTCCACCGCGCAAAATCACGCTTGGAAGGTATATCTCCTGACGGACGGACAGAATCGGAGGCGAGGGCACATTCTGGTCATGATCAGCATCGGGTAAAAACAGTAGCCGAGGCCCGAAGAAGAGAGGCATAAACCTCTCCCATCTCCGGAGCTCGGGTACGTAATCCAGAAGCTCTTCATACAAACCAGCCTGTGCCCAAAAGCCGTGGCAATCTGTCGCAAAACTTAAGTCTTGCGAATACCACTGGCCCTTTTCTCCCCGTAAATCGACTGTCTTATGACCGCCGAGAGACCGGGATGAGCGAGGATCATTCAAGAGGAAGTGATCGGCCGCCTTTCGAAATGCTTGTTGCACCAGATTAGCAGCCGTCAGGCCCAATGTCGGCACGCGCACTTTCAGTCCCTTTTCAGGGGCTGCCAAAGGCACAGCCGGCAAGAGCCCTCCTTGCTCCAGAATGATGTCTAAAATGGTCTCACATCCATCCATCAGGAGGATGTTCATCACTTTAGACTGGCGAATATCGCCGAGGAACATAGCATCAAACATTCCGCTTGATTCCACCTGCGCCCCGACCGATATCGTCTCCATGAGATAGGGAAGGAGAGTACCTTTGGATAATTGGGAAGCCAATTGGAAAACCCAAATATCACGGTACGCCCCGGAGTGGCCCCATCTCTCACCGCTATAACCTAGAGCAGCAGAAACACTAGGTTCAGCGGTAAGAGAGATTGGTTCCCTCCCCCTATTCTCAGACAGCCATCGGCGAATGAAAATCCTCCAATCAGGAGGTTCAGGGACCGAGGGCTGACAAAGCCTGTCTGCCAGATCTAAAATAAGAGCTGATTTCTCAGGCTTCGTCAACAGAGGCGATGGTAGAGAGCGAGCCAGATACGAAAACTGGAGCGCCTCTACCGCCGTCATCCAATTCGCCAAGGGATGCCGAGGCTGGGGCCCACCAAAATAGTAGGCCCTGCACTCGGTCGCTAAGTCCTTAACAAACTTAGCCGTCTCCCATGGTCGGCGCCAAACATCGTCCTTAAGACGATTTAGGCCCGAGATGGCAATGGAAGGCAGTGAACGTCTTGTTTTCAATATTTCATGATAACAAAGCGCCACGCCATCCACCACCGTCCGCATACAATCTAACCTGGCTACATTGCTTCGGTAGCGAACCGAAACGTTGTAGGGGATGACAGCCTCTTTTGATCGCTGGAGGGTCCTTTCCATCTCAATGACCCTCAACGTCTCAAGGCTGACACCCACACCATAGGTTAGGATTAGGAAGTCAACTTCCACTTTATTAAAAAAGTGGTAGAAGAACTTCCTAACCATAGGGGTGACTCTATAGAAAAGGATTAACTCTCGATAACCCTTTTCCAAAGACATCCCTCTCGACCTCTCGGTCGAAACCAGAGGCCAGAACTTCTTAGGAATCCACCGCCCTGAAGGGACGATACGACCTAAGAGGTCCCTGACATCCTTGGGAG